AGGGGTCTATAAACAAAGACACAAGATCTACACTAATTAAAAAAAATATAAAGCCTCACCACTATCCAGATATATGTGACAGCCTTTTGAAAATGATTGGCATATGGGATGTTACACTAGATCCTGATGATTATAGGGTAAATCAGTTTGATTATTTAAAATACGGCGTGAATGATCATTTTAAAAGACACAAAGACTCGCTTGGAGATGATGAAGTAAGGAGAGTTTTCTCTACTTCTACAATAATAGAAGTGTCAGATGATTTAGAAGGTGGAGACTTTATAATGTATGATGAACTGGACACAGAAATAAAAACATCTTTAGAAGTTGGGGAGACAATCTTCTTCAGATCAAATAGGTTTCATAAAGTAACACCAGTAACGAAAGGAGAAAGAAGCGTTCTTGTTGCTTGGATTGGCATCAAGACTTGACGAATCATAAATACTATTATATAATGATTAGGTGGATAACACAAAATACAAAAGACATACATTGATATACAAAGGAATAATAAATGTCATTCGCAGAACTAAAAACACGCCGCACAGATTTGTCGGCTATGGTACAAGCCGCATCAGGCGGTGAACAGAAAACAGACAATCGTAACGATGAACGATTGTGGCAACCTTCCAGAGATAAAGCTGGTAACGGCTATGCTGTTATTCGTTTCCTTCCGGGGTCGGCTGATGCGCCTACTCCTTGGGTTCGCTATTGGGATCACTTCTTTAAAGGACCAACAGGCCAGTGGTATGTAGAGAAGTCTCTTACTTCTATTGGTATGCCTGATCCATTGGCAGAAGCAAACTCACGTTTGTGGAATGAAGATGGCTCTGATGAGGCTAAGTCTACAGTGCGTGATCGTAAGCGTAACTTACGTTACATGGCAAACATTCAGATCCTATCTGATCCTTCTAACCCTGAGAACGAAGGACAAGTTAAGTTGTATCGTTTTGGTAAGAAGATCTTTGATAAGATCATGGATACAATGCAACCACAGTTTCCTGATGAAGCACCTATCAATCCATTTGATATGTGGAAGGGTGCTGACTTTACAGTAAAGATCCGTAAGGTTGAAGGTTACGTTAACTATGATGCTTCTTCATTCAAGGCACCGTCAGCAATGGCTGGCACTGATGATGATCTAGAGGCCATCTANAACAAGCAACACGATATGTCTGAGTGGACAGATCCAAAGAACTATAAGTCCTATGATGAGTTGAAATCTCGTTTGGCTATTGTTCTTGGAGAGTCTTCACCTTCTACAAGGAAACAGGCAGAAGATTTGGCTAATAATATTCCATGGGGTGAGCCGACTACTAAAGCGGCACCTGTTACTACATCTGCACCAGCGCCAGTTACGGCAACGGCAGAGTCATCTATGGAAGAAGATGATACGATGCAGTACTTTGCTAAACTAGCCGCAGAGGATTAAATAGAGGTTTTTTAGTTTCTCCTTTACCCTCTTTTTAGAAAGGATGATCAGAAATGATCATCCTTTTTTTATTGCATCATGCCATTTTGTATTTGGTTCAGTTGTTTTTTATCGACTGCCGACATCCCTGCGACTGATGGACCTTGATATTTATGGATAGATATAGTATCACCCACAGTTGTTGAGTTGTTAAACTGGGGTCCCGGTCGGTTATTCGCATACGATTCACGATTAAAATCTTGAGCAGCGTAGCCTCTGCCTTTCAGCATCAATCCAGCACCAACCATTGCAGATCTGAATTCATATCCACCCATAGCATTCTTTGCCAAAACTCCAGACTCTGTCAAAGTTGCTAGATCTAGTTTTGCCGCATCTCGAAATTTTGGGGCTAGATTGTTAAGTTCTTCGTCAGATAACGTTCCATCCATATTCCGATCACCTTTTGCGATTCTTCCTAACTGGTTTTGAGTCATCCTCTCTCCATTAAATACTTCTTCTAATGGCTCTAGCCCAAACCAACCCCGAATCTTATCAACACTAGGTAACCAACCTTCTATAACTTTTATGAAACTGTCTATCCAGCCAAGCACAGTTGCACCTATATCACCAACATCAGCCACCAAAGTTTTAACAGCTTCTTCTGGGTCTTTAAACATACCAATAAAAAATCTAAATATTGCGGCTGGAAAAGCTAACATTGTGTCGAAATATTCAAAAAGAGCGTTTGTTATCTTAAAGTTATTTAAAGCATTAGCCGCACTGTCCCAACCTATTTTTTTGAAGACCCATGCTACTAGACTTTTTAATAGATCTAAAGGTGCTCCAATAAAATCGCTAAAGAAAGCCGCAATGCCTTCTTGAGTTGCGCCCACACCATCCCTGTCACTTGCCATAAATTTATCGAAAGCGGCTTTAAGAGAGAATATAATACCTATGGGTTTAAATATTTTTCCTACTATCCCTAACCATGCTCCAGCACTACCACCGAATTTTGCGATAGACGCCATTACATCAGAACCTGTGCCGCCAATATATTTTGCGATACCAACACCAACATCTGTAAGTGGTTTAAGTATTCTCCCTACTTGTGTAGTTATAAAACCAATAGTTTTTCCACCACCCTTTATAAAATCTCCACCTTTTTGAGCGGCTATTTTTCCAGAAGGAGAAAGTTGATCGGCACTTATACCAAATACTGCCAAGGCACCAGCCCTTAGTGATCTTATTTTTTGTCCTATCTGTTCTGATAAACTTAAAGTTGATTTTATACCAAATCTACCAGTATTTCGACCAACAATAACCTCACCCTTGGGAGTTAAACCAAATATGGCTAAAGCACGATTTCGTAATCTTCTCACACCATTCGAGATAACATCAGGTACAAAGCTAAAGGTTTTAAGTGATTTTATAGCACCTAGTTCCCAACCTCTGAGACCAGCAAAGGCAAGACCGAAAGATGCAACTCCAGCGGTTACTAATGCTATAGTTTTTCCTACACCAGCAAATCCTCCAAGAAAGTTCATGCTATTATTACCTAAACCAAAATGATCTTTAGGTGATGATTTTGCAACTCTAGTAGATTTTTTACTCTCTCTGGAATTTTCTTCTTGATCTTTAGTCTGTCGTGACAACATAGTAAAATAATCAGAAAAGGTTTTATTCAAATCCTTAATGGCATCGTTATTATGCGTTGCCATTTCCGTATTAGCTTTCATGCTTTTTACGAGATCTTTAAAGTTGTTATCTTCAGCCATTGCTCATCCTTTGCCTTTCAGCATCTTCATTTTGTTTTTTAATCTGTTCTATCAACATTGATAGGTAGATTTCTCTTTCCCATGGCATCATATTTTCAACGTCTTCTAACGAATAATTATGATTCTGCATCAACTGAAAGTTAACTTGGTAGTAGTTAACTAGGTTATCATGAGAAAGAGATATTAAAAAAAATCACTCATTCCTTTTAGTTTAAGTTCATTATCATGTTCACAAGCATTACATTTATAAGAAGCATCATGTTCTAACGATGGCATCTTTTCTACAAACTCACGTATTGCTTTAAACTGTTCATTATTCAAAGACTCAATAAACTCCATTTGATCTTTTTTAGGTTCATCTTTAAACATCATATTCTCATCTTCGGTCATAACAGATTCAATACATTTACTAATCATCTTAAAGGTTTGTTCAGTTTCAGATTTGTCATTTATAACATCATCACTTAATACACTGAGAAACGAAGGCCACTTCATTTTTATATTGATATCATCACTTATTTTAATAATATTGTCCCCTTCTGGAACTTCTACGATAATTTCATCTAGGCCAATACTAATTTCGTTTTCTGCTTCACATTCGCCACACTTTGGCGTAAATTTAATATTTTCTCCTACTGACTTCGTTCTAATTTTAACAAACATATATTCTATGTCAAATGTGGTTAATACATTCTTATCAATATCACCATCAACACAGGCTTCAATAGTATCAGCAATGGCTTCAAAGATTTGTATTTGATCTTGACTTTCCATTGCCAACATTAAAACCTTTTCTTCCTTTACAAGATAAGGTCTAAATTTTACTTTCTGTTTTGTTGAAGGTATAACGAGTTCATACTTTGGTTTATCATTTAGTTTAGGTAGTGCCATCTCAATTCAATCCTTTAATTAAATATCTTTCCTATTGCTGTTCCGATTTGGGTTGTTAAGAACTTCTCAATATTGCTAGTAGATTCAACTTCATTTGGAATCCATTTTGTGTACGATAGTTGTACGTTTAATTCTACTACCCCATCCATTTCATTGTTTAAGGTAATATCGTTCATTGTGGTAGGGAATGCATCAAACAATGTACATGAGTATATCACATCATCCCCTGTTACGAAGTCTAAGTCAAACTGCCCTTGAGCAAGATCTATAGGACCAAACTTAGGCAGTCTATTCTGTATTTCTGAAGGTAGTTTAGGAATACCAAGTGGTGTAGAATAGATGGGAAGACCTATACCTTTCTTCAACTGTTCTATAACAATCTGTTTTCCGTAACCTTCTCTACCTCTAAGATATCCAGCGGTTTGTCCATCCTGATCAACAGCAATACTTTGCCACACATCAAAGTATTTTCTGATGCCATAATCATTTAAGACTTGGAACGTCATAGAGATATCTGAGACACCATACCCATACGGAACCTTGTGCGTCTGCATACCAATTCTACGTTCATTGGTTATAATCTGCTTACCGGGGAGTACAACGTCCTTACAGAGAAGATTTACTTCTTCTGAGGTAGCTCCGGGGATAGATGGGAGTTTTACTCTGAACACGTTTGGACGTGCTATACCATCTTTTCTGGATACTAAACTTTTTAACTGGTCAATACTAGACATTAAATCATTCCCTTAGAGTCTTTGTACACTTGTGAAGCAGAACCACCCTGCCAACTAGCAGTCGGTAAGAAGGTTGCAATTTCCCACTCAGGTGCTGGTATCCTAGCAAACTTACTTCTAACCTGTGCTGTTAGATAATGTTTAACACATGGCTTAAAGTATTTGTATTTAGCGGCACCCTTCAGCATATCGTATGTAACATCAAAGCGTGTGGACTCATTATATTT